CAGTTCAGGGGTTGGGCTGTCCGGCACTGTTCAGCGGTTCCGGCTGCTGCCGGATAGCACCGGGGGCGGGGGATATGCGCCCGGGCATTTCCGCGCGGTAAGCCCCCCAAATAGATTTCAGCCAAAAAGGCTTCCTTCCCTTCTCGAAAAATCCCGAAAAAGAAAAAAAGACCTCCAAACGGAAGTCTTGAAAGATTGGGAATGTGGGAAAAATCTAAAAAAGTTATTAAAAAATTATTTGACAACGCTTCTGTAAAGGTCTATAATAATAACACAGGGAACACCTGCTGGTAACAGATGTCCCCTGCGGTGGGAACCCAGACGGTTGCCACGAGCATACAAGTTAGTAGGTCGAGAGCTTAGCGCTCAAACAACCGTGAGCCGTTCTGCTGTGAACAGACGGCTCACTTCTTTCTGTTATGGAACTTGTCCCACGCTTGGACGAGAATCCAGCAGATAGACACAATCCAGAAAACATCTTGAAGAGTTATGTATGGTCACCTCCATGAGAAATAAATTTCCCGCGAGGGCTATACACACGCCTCCATTCCGCACTCGCGGGATGACAGGCAACCGTCTTTTTAACCGTACACCGTCTACAAAGGAGATAGGCTATGGCAAGCCAGGAAACTCGACGCGGACGGTGGGTTCCACGGAATTTATTATACACAGATTGTCGAATAATGTCAACTTAATGAGAGCCATCCTTTGCGGGGGTTCTCTTATTTTTTATGCTGCACAAAATCAACATTTCAAAAATCCCGCAAAAACAAAAAAGGAACTACCAATCCTAAAAAATCGCCAAAAATCAAAAAGAGAATTTATGCAGTCATACAAAAAGAGTTTACGGTATTGACTTCATGCCGTAATTATGGTAATATGTTATCGTAACAAAAGGAGGTAAGCGGATATGAAGAATGTCATTGCTTATGTGAGAGTTAGCACCGATGCTCAGGCTATGGGCGATAAGTTTGGAATCGAAGCGCAGAAGGAGCTTATCACAAGCTACTGTGATAGCCATGATATGATGGTATCTGAGTGGTTCGTGGATAAGGGCGAAAGCGGCGTAAAAGAAAACCGGCCTCAGCTTGATGCCATCCTTTACGGAGAAATGAAGAATCCGCCTATTGAGGCCGTGGTCGTTGCGAAGTCTGACAGAATGGCAAGAGACATCAAGTTGTACTATTACTTTATGATGCTGCTTGAAAAGCGTGGAATGAAGCTAATCAGTGCAACAGAGGAAGTAGTCAATGACGATACCGGCTTAGGAAATGTCTACAAGGCTCTCATGCTGTTTGTGGCAGAGCAGGAGCGAAACAATATCACCAAGAGAACAAGCGGCGGTCGTGCTGTTAAGTCGGCTAGTGGCGGCTATAGCGGCGGCAGGACACCTTACGGGTACAGAGCAGAAAACCGCCAAATGGTCATTGTTCCGGAGGAAGCAGAAACAGTTCGTGAAATCTTTAGGATGAAAGATGCCGAAGGCATGACATATCGAGATGTGACAGATGCACTAAACCGTGCCGGGAAACTGAACAAAAGCGGGAAGCCGTTTATTATCAGCACGGTTCAGACGATCTATGAAAACAAGAAAGTTTACCAAGGGTTCTATCGCTACGGAAAGCGGTCTAATAAGGACGCTGAATGGGTAAAAGGTCAGCACGAACCGATTTTGAAGGAGGAATAACCAAATGCAGAGAGTATGCAGCAAATGCGGAAGCGAATTACCCGATGGAGCAAAGTTCTGTTCCAAGTGCGGAACGGCGGTTACGGAGGATGTAGGGAGCGGTGTTAGATGCCCTAAGTGCAATTCCACGAATGTCACGGCAACACCGAAAGAGTATAAGCCAAAGCTGACAGTGCCACTTGTGATGACATTCGGCGGGTTCGGGTTGATGTTTTTAGGGGTTATCGGCTTGGCTGTTGGCGCTTTACTTGGGCTGGTTATCGGTGCAATCGTAAACGGTTTAGTTCCGCAGACATATCAGACGGTCATCACTTGTTCTGACTGCGGGTATTCAGGAGTATGCAAGGATGTGAAAAAGTAAATGGAATTTCTCTTAATCCTGCTGTTCCCCATATTCGTGCTGATAGAGATTATGAAGCATAAATGACCGAATTTTCATAGGAGGGATTGCATGAAACGGAAATATGACAAGTGGTTGGACTGGGTTTGCGGAGCCTTAGTCGGGCTACCGGCAGGGATATTCATTGCGCTGTCCCTAGCGAGGTGCATCGGATGATATTCAGTGATGATACCAAGTATCTGATCGATACGGTATGCGGTTATGAACCGGACTTGCCGAACGGATTTTACTCTGTTTCCAAACTTCAATCGAAGATGAAGCACGGAGATGCAATCATGATCCTGGAATCCCTCGGGAACAGAGGCTACATACACTGGGGAGATAAGTGCCATTCGGCGTTTTGGCTTTTGGAAGAAGCCAGAGCGTACAAAAATATTGAGAAGTTGGAAAACCGGGAACGGTGGAAAGAACGCCTGATAGGATTTGTGTTTGGCGTTGTGACAGGCGTTGCGTCTGGCGCTCTTGTGGCGTTGCTGTCCGGTTTGATTTGATAAAGATGAAATAACCTCCCGCAAGGGCGGGAGGACAGCCGAAGGGCTGCTTGTGCTGAGATACGCACGGGCAGCCCTTATTTTTGTATCAGGAGGGAATTTATGAAAATCGACGTTTTGGGAGCAGAATATACGCTTACAGTAATTCGGGGAAGCAAAGAGCCAAGGCTCAAGGATTGTGACGGTTTCTGTGATGAAACTACGAAAGAAATGCTGGTCGAAAATTACGAAGACAGCAAGTGGGAACCAAATTGCAAGCAAAACCTTCCGGCTCAGACAAACAAGGTGAAGCGGCATGAGATCATTCACGCATTTCTATTTGAAAGCGGCCTTGCTGAAAACTCTTACTGGGCGCAGAACGAGGAAATGGTGGATTTCTTCGCAATCCAGTTTCCAAAACTGCTGAAAGCATTTGAACAAGCGGACGCTCTGTGAGGTGAGAGTATGGATTATGAGAAATTGTCAACCTCCATTCTGAGGGCTATCGAGAACAGACCGGGTGATATCGGGGCATACGAAGACCTGTTTTCCCTGTGTCAGGCATGGGCTGAGACTGATTTCACGGCGGCACATCGGGCGAATAAACAATTGAAGGATATGTGCGACCGAATGATGGATAAAGTGCCCATGTCTCAGGTGGAGGGGTTCTACAGCCTTTGGCGGCGGGGGCTATTGTTTGAGGCTCCATATGACTTTGACAGCTATCTCACCTATATGGAGCTGGACAGGCAGGCGAAAAAGCGGTTTTATCAGCCACGGAAGAAGCAGCTAAAGCCCGTGGTGGACGCGCTGCAAGCGCTGTGCGGGGATGACAAGCTGGATTTGCTGGCGGTTAGTTTGCCCCCCGGCGTAGGAAAGACCACGCTTGCAATCTTCCTGCTGACCTGGATTGCCGGACGCGACCCAAACAACCCGAATCTGACGGGCAGCCACTCCAATTCCTTTGTGCGGGGCGTGTATGACGAATGTCTGCGGCTGTTTGACTCAAAGGGGGAATATCTATGGCATGATGTCTTCCCTGCCGTTCAGGTGTCCAGCACCAACGCAAAGGACTGCCGAATTGACCTTGATAAGCGTCAGCGATTTGAAACGCTGGAATTTACCTCCATAGGAACGGGAAATGCCGGTCTGTACCGGGCGGCAAACCTGCTGTACTGCGACGATCTGGTATCTGGTATTGAGGTCGCGCTATCCAAAGAGCGGCTGGACAAGCTGTGGGAGACTTACACCACCGACCTGCGGCAGCGTAAAATCGGTGACAAATGCAAAGAGCTTCATATTGCTACCCGGTGGAGCGTGCATGATGTGATCGGGCGGCTGGAACGGGAATATGAGAACAACCCCCGGGCGAAATTCATTCGGATTCCGGCCATGAACGAGGATGACGAAAGCAATTTTGATTATGAGTTTGGCGTGGGGTTCTCCACCAAGTTCTACCGGGAACAGCGGGATATTATGGATAGCGTCAGTTGGAAAGCGCTGTATCAGAATCAACCCATTGAACGCGAGGGGCTTGTCTACCATCCTGACGAACTGCGGCGGTTCTTTGAGCTGCCAGCAGAGGAACCAGATGCCATTATCGGCGTGTGCGATACCAAGGACAAGGGCGCTGACTACGCCTTCCTGCCGGTTGGATATGTATATGGGCAGGACTACTATATCGGGGACTGTATCTGCGACAATGGGCTTCCTGACACAGTTGATGCAAGACTGTCTGAAATTCTGGTGCGGGACAAGGTGAAAATGTGCCGGTTTGAAAGTAACTCCGCTGGCCGCCGGGTCGCTGAAAAGATTCAGAACGAAGTGAAGAAACTGGGTGGCATCACAAACATCACGACGAAGTTCACCACGGCAAATAAAGAGACAAAGATCATTGTAAATTCGGCGTGGGTGAAGGAACACTGCCTGTTTCTGGATGAAAGCAAGTATAAGCGGAACACGGATTACGGCAGGATGATGGATATGCTATGTTCCTACACTGTAGCGGGAAAGAATAAGCACGATGACGTTCCAGACGGAATGGCTATGTTTGCTGAGTTTGCCCAAAGCTTAAACGGGGCGGTTATAGAGGTTTTCAGCAGGCCGTTTTAGCCAGAAAGTAGCCGATGGTTTACGAACGAGAATTAAGTAGACAACCATCCGCCACTGTGGTATAATGGTAAATGAGAAAATAGATTTCCGGAAAAGGGGGTGCGTAATACGGAGAGCAGGCGGTTATTCGGGCGTCGGGTAATTTACACCGAGGTTACGGATATAAACGAGGGGAATATCATCGACGTGCTACAAAAGGCACTGTTTACGCACCTGCAAAATCAGGCAGAGATTGATTACCTGTACTGGTATTACAAGGGAGAGCAGCCAATCCTTAACCGCGTAAAGGAAGTCCGCCCGGAAATCAACAACATGGTTGTGGAGAACCGAGCAAATGAGATCGTATCTTTCAAATCGGCCTATCAGGTCGGCGAACCAATCCAGTACGTAAGCCGTGGCGGGGACGAAGACATTTCCTCCGAAGTGCTGAAACTGAATGACTATATGCTGTCCGAAGACAAGCCGGAAAAGGATAAGGAACTTGCCGATTGGCTCTTCACTTGCGGTACCTCTTATCGAATGACTTTGCCGGACGTTCTGGCCGATGTGGAAGAAGACGAAGCGCCCTTTGAAATCTTCACTCTTGACCCAAGATACGCATTCGTGGTGTACTCTGTAGGGCTTGGACATAAGCCTATGATGGGTGTACGGTATGTTCTAAAAGAGGACGGAACGCTCGTTTTCTCCTGTTGGACAGAAACCAGGTATTTCGAGGTCTGGAACACATGGGCTGTTATTCGCGCAGAAGATCAGATTTTGGGAATCCCGATTGTGGAGTACCCGGCGAACATGGCTCGTTTAGGAGCATTTGAAATCGTGATTCCGTTGCTTGACGCAATCAACATGACGGAGAGCAACCGAATTGACGGCGTAGAGCAGTTCGTTCAAGCACTGATGCTGTTCCATAATGTTGACATCAGCAGCGAGGACTACAAGAAACTGCGGGACGAGGGCGCAATCAAGTTCAGGGATATTGACGCCACACTGAAAGCGGAGATTCAATATCTGACCTCCGAAATGAACCAGACCCAGACGCAGACCCTTGTGGACAGCATGTATGAAACGGTGCTGACAATCTGCGGAATGCCAAACCGGAACGGAGGGACTTCTACCTCTGACACCGGATCAGCGGTCATCATGCGGGACGGCTGGTCGGCAGCGGAAGCCAGAGCCAAGGACACGGAGCTGATTTTCAAGAAGTCCGAAAAGGAATTTTTGAAGCTGGTGCTGCGTATCTGCCGGGACATGGGGCATCTGAGCCTGAAACTATCGGCACTGGAAATCCGGTTCACGCGGCGGAATTATGAGAATATCGCGCAGAAATCAACGGTTCTAACCCAGATGCTTGCTTGCGAGAAGATCGCCCCTGAACTGGCATTTACACATTGCGGGTTATTTTCCGACCCGCAGTTGGCCTACCGAATGAGCATGGATTACATGGCCGAGCAGGAGAAAAAAGCGGCGAAGCTTGCCGCGCAGAACGGAGGGAACGGCGATGGAAGCGGAAACCAGACCGGCGGTCAGAGTGACGGCGAAGGAAATTCGGGCGATTGAGGAAATCATCCACCGCCGGAATCAGGCGGAAATCAAAGTCGAACAAGGCCAGATCGTGGTCATTGAGATTCGGCGCAAGAAGGTTAACTGACTGTTTGGCAAAGAGCGCCGCACCTTTCGCGGAAGAGCCACACCAAATGGTATAATTTGTGACTGCTCTAGGGAGCAGCGAACAGCCGAAGGGCTTCTGATACCAGAAATGGTATTGGAAGCCCTTCTTTTTTTACACTGCGGCATAGCCAAAAAGTAAGGCACATGGTTTTGACCCATGTAATGGAAGTTCGATTCTTTCTGCCGCAACCAGCGGGGGGCTGGACAATTCAAGCACGCCGGTAACTGCTGTATGCGCAAGGCAGCCAAAGCGAAGGAGAAGGAACAGCATTGTGTGATAAGTGTACATAAGCGCACGATAGCTCAAAGTAGCTTGCCCCGTCCCGCAAAAACATTCCCTCGGCCACAAGCCGAGTACATGAAGAATAGAAGACTAAAATTTGGCGCGGCAGACAGCGAGTGGGGTTCACCTCTCCCCCCACAGAAGGACGTTCAAATCGGCCTCGCGCCATATATATCGCCGATGGCCTCCCTATCGGCGATGAAACCCGGAAACGGGCAAAGCGGTTCCCCGGCACCGTAAGCCGGGGATATGTGGGTTGTTAGCTCAGTTGGTAGAGCAACGGACTGTTAATCCGCAGGTCACAGGATCGAAGCCTGTACAGCCCTCCATAACAGCAGCAGGGAAGCTGCTCTATCAAAAACGCAGACGGGAGACAACCCGTAAAAACAGAGATCACGGCGGAGGGAACCGCCTCACCAAACGCAGGAGGAATAATTATGGCAAAAATCGACACAAATCTCATTGAAGGTTATGCGGACATGACCCCGGAACAGAAGCTTGCCGCTTTGGAGGGCTTTGAGTACGAGGACAACGCCGTAGAGCTGGAAAGGCAGAAAAACGCGCTGTCCAAGGCCAATTCCGAGGCTGCGGAATGGAAGCGTAAGCACAATGCGCTTCTGACTGACGAGCAGAGGAAGCAACAGGAGCAGGCCGAAAAGTGGGAGAACATGGAAAAGGAACTGGCCGGTCTGCGGAAGGAAAAAACCGTTGCCGGTTACAAAGCAAAGCTGGTTGCGCAGGGCTATGATGAAGCCCTTGCGGACGCTACTGCGGCGGCCATGGAATCCGGAGATATGGCTACGGTTTTTGCCAACAACCAGACGTTTTTGGAAAAATACGCCCAAAAAGTCATTGCGGACAAGCTGAAAAGAACGCCCAGAGGCGCGGATGGAAACCCCGGCGGCGCAATGACCAAGGCGGATTTCCTGAAACTCGACACCAAATCCCAGATGGAGTTTATCAAGAACAATCCTGACTGGAAAACAATTTTGAAATGATTATGGAGGTAAAACATTATGGCTACTTATCTTGGCTTTCCGTTTGACCCCGAGCTGTTTAACTACAACTGGGCAAATGCGAAAGACCCCACCCTGACCGCGATGTTTGAGAGCGGCGCTGTCGCCCCGAACGCAGAGCTGGCGAGTTTGATTTCCAACGGCTCCGATTTCTACACCCTGCCGTTCTACAAAGTTATTGGCGGCACTCCTGAGAACTACGATGGCGCGACTGACATCACCCTGACCGACCCCGAAGGCAGCGCTCAGAATGGTATCGTGTTTGGCCGCGCCCACGGCTGGAAGGAGAAGGACTTCATCGTTGATTACAACAGCGGTGCCGACCCCATGCAGCAGATCGTGTCTCAGGTGTCCAAGTATTGGCAGAAGCAGCGCCAGTCCATCATGCTGAAAATCCTGAATGCGGTGTTCGGCGTGACCGGCAGCGGTGAGTTTGCCGGTTGGGCGAACCACATCACTGACCTGTCTTCCGCATCCACCACTGTTGCGGATGCAAACAAGATGGGTGCGACCACCATTGGCGATGCGATTCAGAAGGCCGTGGGCGACAATCAGGACGCTTTCCGGCTGGTGTTCATGCACAGTAAGGTCGCCACCAATATGGCTGGCCTGAAGCTGCTGGACTTCCTGAAATACACCGACGCCAACGGCGTTGAGCGCCCCCTCCGCATTGGCACCGTGAATGGCATGACTGTTGTCGTAGATGACAGCTGCCCCGCCACCGCCGCTACCAGCGGAGAAAGTGCGAAAGCGGCCACCTACACCACCTACGTCCTCGGCCTTGGCGCAATTCAGTACGCCCCCGCTCCCGTGAAGGTTCCTTCCGAACTGACCCGTGATGCTCTCAAGGGCGGCGGCTATGACGCTCTGGTGACTCGTATCCGTGAAACCATGCACCCCAACGGGTTCAGCTTCACCAAGCCAACTTCTGGCTATACCGCTTCTCCCACGGATGCACAGCTTGCGGCATCTGCCAACTGGTCTATCGTGGCCGACCCGAAGACCATTGCTCTGGCAAAGATCATCACCAACGGCTAAGGAGGTTCACCATGTTCTATGTTTCTGACGGGAAAGTGTATGTGCGCGAGGGAGATCACTTTCGCAACGTGGGCTTTACCGCAAAGGACAAGGTGATTACCCGGCGCGAACTTGAGAGCACTTCTGTGGTGATGGGAACGGTAGTCGTTGATACCCTCAACGACCCCGTACCGCTCACCCGCGAGGAAGTTATCACCAAGTTTGGTTTATCGGAGAATAATCCTATTCCCGTTATCAAGAAGCCACGCAAGAAGGCGGGAGAACCCGTAGAATGAAAGGAGGGAAGAAACCGTGCAGGAAGCCGAAAAAAACGCATTGGTAAAAGCCATGGCGAATGAAACCGACGAAAGCACGGTTTCTGCCTACCTTGGCATTGCGGCAAGCAAGATTTGCCGCAGGGCATACCCGTTTAACCCTTCCATTATGGAGGTTCCGGAGCAGTACAGCTATCTACAGGTGGAGATTGCTACGTATCTTCTGAACAAGCGGGGCGGCGAGGGGGAGCTGTCTCACAGCGAGAACGGCATTTCCCGTTCCTACGAGAACGGGGACGTTCCGGAATCCATGATGCGGCAGATCGTTCCCATGGCCGGGGTCCTGTGAGGTGACAGTATGAGAATCATGGAGCGAAACAAGCAAAGCTTCTGGTATCTGCTGTATGACCGGAAAGTGCCTGTCACCGACGAAGACGGCAACGAAACCGGCGAGGAAACTGTTGTGTACAAACCTGCCGTTTGCTTCCGCGCCAACGTATCCGCTGCGACCGGGGCTTCTCAGGTGGAGCAGTTCGGCAATCTTGCCGGGTATGACAAGGTCATCGTTACGGATGACATGACCTGCCCCGTTGACGAGAATACCGTGCTATTTCTGGACAAGGAGCCTGTGTATGACGAGGACGGGAAGCCCCTGTATGACTACATGGTCAGGCGGGTGGCAAAGTCTCTGAACTCAGTGTCCATCGCCGTTACGAAGGTGAGCGTGTCGTGAGCTACAAGAAAATCGTGGTTCCACTGTCGGTTTCCGGCATCCAGAAGATTCAGGACGAATTGAAGGAATACAAACGCTGGCAGAAGGACAAGGCAAAGGAACTGGCCGAAAGGCTGGCAATGCTGGGTGCTTCTGTGGCTTCCATTCGGTTCTCACGGGCTGTTTACACCGGGATGAGGGATGCAACCGTGTCCGTCGTGGCAATCCCGAATGGTTACGCCGTAAATGCCGATGGGGAATCCGTCCTTTTCATTGAATTTGGAGCCGGTATCACCTACGGAACCGGGCACCCGGAAGCGTCGGAGTTTGGCATGGGGGCTGGCACCTACCCGGACGGGAAAGGTCATTGGGACGACCCCAAAGGCTGGTATCTGCCCAAAGACAAGGGCGGCGGCCACACATACGGAAATCCTCCTGCAATGCCCATGTATGAGGCGAGAAAAGCGATTGAGCAGGAGCTTCCGAGAATCGTTATGGAGGTGTTCAGGGCTTGACTGATATTGAAAAGCTGATCTATACCCCCATTGCCGAGGCTCTGCGAAAGCGCTTCAAGGGCATTGCGGTATCCGGCGAATATGTGAACGCTCCTCCAAAATTCCCCTATGTAAGCATCGTAGAGCAGGACAATTATATGTCCGCGAACAGGCTGGACAGCAGCGACCGGGAAAAGTTCTCAACGCTGATGTACGAAGTCAATGTGTACTCCGACAAGGCAGGAAGCAAGAAAAGCGTATGCCGGGAGATTATGGGCGTTATAGACGAAATGCTCTACAAACGGAATTTCACGCGAATTTCGTTGTCCCCTGTTCCGAATATGGAAAACGGGACGATTTACCGTCTGGTAGCCCGGTATCGGGCGGAGACGGACGGCGGAACAATTTACCGCAGGTAAATATGCTTTACCTTTCCGCAAGGGCGGAAAGAGAGCCGAAGGGCTGCTTCACAGGAGGCAGCCCGTTTTTATTACAACGAAAGGATGATTAAACATGGCCATAAGCACGTATAAAGTTTTCCTGATGAAAAAGGGAACCACCGGCAACACCTACGAAAAGCTCATTGACATCAAGGAATTCCCTGATCTGGGCGGCGATCCGGAGATGCTGGAAACCACTACCCTGTCTGACAAGATGCAGACCTACATCGCCGGTATCCAGTCCTTGGATGCCCTCTCCTTCACGGCGAACTACACCTTGGATGACTACAAGAAGCTGGTGGCTCTCAACGGAAAGACCGAGAGCTACGCTGTGTGGTTCGGCGGAACCGGTGACGGCACGAACCTGACCCCTACCGGCTCTGACGGCAAGTTCAAGTTCGATGGTCAGCTGACTTGCTACCCCACCGGCGGCGGCGTCAACGAGGTTGTAGACCTGAACATTTCCATTGCCCCGTCCACGCCCATTGAGCTGGACGACGCGACCTGAGCCAAAACACAGACCACACATTTTTAAGGAGGATTAGCGATGGCTAAGAAAATCTGCATTCCCTACAACGGCAAGAAGTACACGCTGGAATTCACCCGCTCCACGGTTTCCGCCATGGAGAAGACCGGGTTCTCCATCAATGAGCTTGGCGACAAGCCCGCTACCATGATTCCCATGCTGTTCAGCGGCGCTTTCGCGGCCAATCATCCCAACACCAAGGTTGCTACCATCAACAAGATTTACGACGGTCTGAGCAATAAGACTGGCTTGGTAAAGGCGCTGACGGAAATGTACTCCGAGGCCGTGTACACCCTGCTTTCCGATGATGAAGAGGAAAACGAGGGAAACCCCGGCTGGGAAGCAGTCGAGTAAGCGAACTTCTTTCCGAAAACGGAGGGGGTGGGGAGACCCCTACCCCCTCTTACGCTTACACAAATATCTTCAAGAAGTTATTCCCGTACTATCTTGCAATCGGAATGACCTATGACCAGTTCTGGAATCAGGACGTGGAACTGGTGAAAGCCTACCGGGAGGCTGACAAGATCAAACGGGACTTGAAGAATCAGGATATGTGGATGCAAGGGGCTTATTACTATGAAGCCCTTCTGGATGCCGCCCCGGTTCTGCGGTTCAGTTTCAGCAAGAAGCCTCCGAAGCCGGTTCCCTACCGGGAGCAACCATTTGAGCTGCACACTGGGCAGCGGAAAGCGGCGGATAGTGGAGAAAAGCAGCTGACCCAGCAGGAAAAGAGCGACAAAAAGGCGAAAGCCATGATGGAGATGTTTATGGTATCCATCAACAAGAAATTTGAGAAGAAGGGCGGTGAAGGGAATGGCTGACAATGTGGAAATGCAGGGCATTGAATTTCAGATTGTGAATGACAGTGCCGCGGCATCTGCGGGTGTAGAGCAGCTGGCCAAGAAACTGGCGGCGCTGAAATCATCCATCAGCGGTTCCACAACTGCCCTTTCCAAAGTTGCAGCGGGAATTTCGCAGATCAAGAATGCCGTGAACAACATGAATACCGGCGATTTTGCGAACAAGATAAACCGCATTAGCAGCTCCCTGGGCAATCTGAAAGACCAGACGGATAGCCTGAAAATCTCCGCGTCCATCGGAAACCAGCTGGCGGCCATCAATCAGGCAATCACCAATCTGCCGGACACCCCCGGAGAAAAACTGCGGAATCTGGCATCCGGATTGCAGCCTCTGTCCGAGCTTGGCCGGTCTAATATGACTTCCTTCATCAACCAGCTGAAAAAGCTGCCAGAGGTCATCCAGGAGCTTGAAAAAGCGGACATTGGCAAGTTCACTCAGCAGATGAAAGACTTGGCTTCGGCCATGAAACCGTTTGCTGACGAAATGAACAAGGTTTCCTCCGGGTTTTCGGCATTTCCAAGCAGAATTCAAAGGCTGATTACATCGACGGAGCAGTACAACGGTACGGTAAGGCGGGCAACCACAAGCACAAATGCTTGGAGCAGTGCGCTCAAAGCAATCAGCTTTGCGGCCATATACCGGGCGGCGGCAAAGCTCCTGGGTATCGCAATTGCAAAATCGTCCCAGTATACGGAGGATTTGAACCTGTTCACCGTTTCAATGGGAAAGTACGCCGAAGAAGCCTATAACTACGCCCAGAAGGTTTCTGAGGTAATGGGCATTGACCCCGCTGAATGGATGCGGAATCAGGGCGTCTTTAACACCATTATCACAGGTTTCGGTGTGGCTGGTGACAAGGCAGCGTTCATGGCCAAGAACCTGACGCAGTTGGGTTATGACCTTGCCTCCTTCTATAATATCGATTTTGAATCGGCAATGCAGAAGGTTCAGTCCGGTATTTCCGGAGAACTCGAACCTCTGCGGCGGCTGGGCTACGACCTGTCTGTTGCCCGGTTGGAGCAGGAACGCTTGAATCTTGGAATTGACAAGAGCGTTTCCAGCATGACGCAGGCGGAGAAATCCCAGCTGCGGTACTACGCCATGATGACGCAGGTAACGCAGGTGCAAGGAGATATGGCGCGGACGCTGGAAAATCCGGCAAACATGCTGCGGGTACTACGGGCGGAGCTGGAACAAGCCGCACGTGCCGTGGGAAACATCTTTATTCCGATTCTGACGAAGGTTCTGCCAATTGCTATTGCCGTGGCAAGCGCCTTGCAGGAAATCATAGCGGCCATTGCCGCCCTGTTCGGGGTAACGGTAAAGTCCCCGAAATGGGGGGATGCGATTGGGAGCGCTTCTGCCGGGAGCGGTGCCATTGCCGACAACATGGACAGTGCCGCCGGGTCTGCCAAGGAACTGAAACGATACCTTGCCGGGTTTGATGAACTGAATGTCCTCCCCGACCAGAATCAGGGCGGCAGCGGAAGCGGAGCCGGTGTAGGCGGTGGAGACCTTGGCTTAGACTTGCCGGGGTACGATTTCCTGAAAAATGCAGTAACCACGCAGATTGACGAGTGGAAAAAGAAACTGGAGCCGCTTGTTTCCTTTGTTAAGGACAATCTGAAAGAGATCCTGGAGCTTATTGCCACAATCGGAATTGCGCTACTTGCATGGAAGCTGTCAAACAATTTCCTTAACGGAATTATGGCGCTCAAAACGCTTGGGAAAAACGGCCTTTCCATTCCGCTTACGATTTCCGCAGGCGTGATTCTAACCGCCACAGGATTTACAATCGAGTTCAGCGGCATCAAAGATGCTATCGAGAAAAAGCTCAACAGTTTCAATTTCGGAGAAATTATTCTTGGTGGCCTTACTGGAACAGCTGGTGCCGGACTTTTGGGGAAGGGCATCGGGCAGTTTATAGCAAAAGCGTTTGGGGAAAGCGCCGTGGCAAAGGCAATCACAGCTGGTGGTGGAACGATAAGCACAGGGCTTATCGGGGCAGCTATCGGTGGAATTGTTGCTGGAATCCCAATGTTCGTTACCGGTGTATACGACGCAATCATGAATGGCCTGAATATCTTGAATGGATTGCTGGTTCCTGCCGGGGCAACAATGGCGGGCGCTGGAATCGGTGCCATTATTGGCTCCATAGGAGGCCCGATTGGCACCGGAATAGGCGCATTGATTGGCCTAGCAGTAGGCGCACTGACAGACCTTGGCATTCTAATTTACCAGAAATGGGATGAAATTAGTACTTGGTTTTCGGAAACTTTTTCCTCTATAGGGGAATTACTATCCGGGGTATGGGGCTCTATCACAGAAACATGGGGGAGCGTTTCTGCATGGTTTAATACCAATGTCGTTAAGCCTGTTGAGAAATTCTTCTCTGGCTTATGGGAAGACATTTCAAGCACTGCTGGCAAGTGTTGGGAATCAATTTCTGGTGCTTTCGGAGATGTGGCGGAATGGTTCGATGTGAGCATAATTCAGCCAGTATCTGGCTTTCTCTCAGAGCTGTTGATGAATGTTTCAACTTGGGCTGGTGGGGCGTGGCAAAAAATTACAGATTTCTTTTCCCCCGCTGTTACATGGTTCTCTGATCTCTGGGAAAGCGTAAGTCAGACATTTGAGGACGTTTTCTACAACATCGGAGTGATTGCAAACGGAACATGGGAAACCATAAAAATTGTTTGGGGGATTGCTTCCGAATGGGTGGACACAAACGTTATTCAGCCAGTAGCAGGATTCTTTAGCGAGTTGTGGACGAATATATCCGAGTGGGCGGTTAGCGCATGGGAAAGCATCACAAACGCGTGGGGAGAATTTACACAATGGGTCGAAACAGACATTATTGTCCCTGTTGGAGAGTTCTTTTCCAATTTGTGGTCAGATATTCGAGTATGGGCAAGTGATGCGTGGATTGGGATAAAAAACACCTTCTACGAAGTGGGGAACTGGTTCGATACAAACGTTATCCAGCCGCTTTCTAACCTGTTTTCTTCCCTTTGGGACGGAATAACGAAGTGGGCTTCCGACACATGGGCGAAGATTTGCGATGGCTTCTTGACTGCATACAACTACATTAACACCCATTTCTTAACGCCTTTGAGAACAGCTGTGGCGACGGTATTTGACGGGCTGGTTGGCGCAGTAAAAGCAGCACTGAATGGCGTAATATCTGCACTCAATTCTGCACTGCGCTGGATATTCGGCGGAATCAACAGCATTTTAAGTGATCTCAAGAATTTCAGCATTGCCGGATATTCGCCATTTGCAGGCCTGAGAACAATTAGCGTTCCTCAAATTCCGATGCTTGCCGACGGCGGTTTTGTAGACCAAGGCCAACTCTTTATAGCCCGTGAAGCGGGCGCAGAAATGGTTGGCTCTATTGGCAGAAGAACGGCTGTTGCCAACAATGACCAGATTGTTGAGGGTATCGCAACGGCTACCCGTGAAGGAAACGAAGACCTCATCAACGCCCTGTATGCTGTCGCTCAGCAGATTATTGCGGAAATGCGCAATCAGGACAACGGAGGTGGCGGCGGATATGATTTTGACCGGGCTGTCCGGGATGCCCAGCGCAGGAACGCAAGAATGTATGGATAAGCGAAAGGAGTGAAAACGGCATGAAGATGATGCTCAAGATAAACGGCGTGGACTTCATGCCGTTCATCGCCAAACAGGGCGTAAAGTGGCAGCGCAACGACATTGACGCACCCAATTCCGGGCGCACAATGGACGGAACAATGCAACGTGGCCGGGTGACAACCAAAATCCGTCTGGACATCACCTGCCGCCCGCTAAAGGCCGAGGAAGCTATGACCGTGTTGCATACCATTCTCCCGGAATATGTGACCGTGGACTACTACGACCCTATGAGCGGGTACCGCAACAATGTGACCATGTACTCCAACAATAACCCTGCATCTTTCCTGATAGAGAAGCCGGAAGACGATTGGTGGAGCGGCATTACCTTTCCCCTGATTGAGAGGTGACGGGCGCTTATGCAGAACGTATCACAGGCATACCGGGACATTGTAGCTGGCGACCACTGGTTTGAAAACCGTCTCTGCATCGGTGATACCGGAAAGCTAATTGACAAAAGCGGAAGCGCAATCACGTTCGGCGGAGTGCGCATTCTGGTAGATAGCGGTGGCGCCGAAACCGGCTACGGTGAAGAACTGCTGATATCCATGGAGCAGAAGCAACCGCTTCTTTCCGATTCTCCTGACGTTGGAAAAACCTGCGCCAGTGAGATCAACGTTGAAATGATTCATCCCTATGGTGATATCCCAAAACGTGCGCTTCTTCGGCCATATATCAGAGCTGCAAATGAGAATGCCGCCTCTGAATGGCTGCCACAAGGAAAGTATTACATTGACAAACGGAGCGAAGGAGAAATCGGTGACCGGACAAAACTAACGCTCCACGGATATGACGGAATGCTTCTTCTGGAAGAAGACTATCCGGCAGAATCCTCACTTAACTGGCCTGCAAGTGACATTAAAGTTCTGAAAGAGATTTCCGATGCAGTCGGCATCTCGCTGGATAGCCGGGTATATCAAATCGTCACCTCTGGCTACGAAATCCCGTACCCTGCCGGGTACAGCTGCCGTGAGGTCATTGGCTACATCGGCGCAATGTACACCGGCTCCTGGGCTATGACGGCCACCGGAGAATTGATGCTGGTCACGCTCACGGGGCTTCCGAAGGAAACCAACTATCTGATTGTTGGCGGAAGCGATAACAGAGCGATCACGTTTGGAGGTGTCAGAATCCTTGTTTGATAAGTTCATCATCGGGTCTGCCGCCGACAGCCTGAAAATATCAGACCCACTCAGCGCGTACAGCCGCGTCACGTTGAAGGTTGCTGACGGCGTGGAGTATACGGCGGGTACAGACAGCGGCAAGGAACTGATCTCCGAAAACCCTTTCGGAACTCAAAAAATGGCAAACGATATGTTGGCCAGAATCAACGGCTATTCCTACCAAACATATACGGCTACAGGCGCAATCTTAGACCCGGCGGCGGAGATTGGAGACGCGGTTCAGGTTGATGGAACCTATGGCGGCATTTACAGCGTGTCAAAGTCCTACGGGAAAATGATACGCGCGGATGTTTCCGCCCCCGGCTCTGAGGAAATCGACGAATCCGTTCCCTATAAATCCCACGAAACACGTAAGGTAGAACGTCAGTTTATAGAAACCCGGGCGCAACTGAAAATTCAGGCCGACCAGATTTCCGCCGAAGTCTCTGCCCGTATCGAACAGGGAGATGAACTCACCTCGCGGCTGGACATTCAGAGTGACCAGATCTCCGCGCGGGTGACCAAAACCGGAGGTAGTAGTTCGTCCTTCGGCTGGGAGCTGCTTGACGATTCCTGGACGGTCAAGGCCAACAATACCACGGTGTTCCGGATCACCAAATCCGGTGCAGAAGTCCGTGGAAAGTTCATCGCCTTAAGCGGCAAAATCGGCGGTCTTGATATCCAATCCGACTACCTCAGCTATAACAATCAGGTCTGGAACGGCACCAACAGCCGGGGTATTTACATTGGTGTCAACGGAATTCAGTGCGGCTCTGAGGCTAACGGCGTGCAGATTACGCCGACTGGGAATCTGTACGCTGAGAATGGCTATTTCCGGGGAAGCGTCAGCGCCGGAAGAATTGACTATGGCGGCGACGATGGCTATTTCAACGGCGGCGGCATTACTTCCGGCAGTATCTCAGGCGGCTACGGCGGGCAGATATATGGCGGTTCTATCGGCAATTACGCAGTATCCGGCGGTATCAACACCTCCCTTGGGTATGCGGATTTTGCAAATGGCGTGTTCAATGGATGGAATACAGCGCCTAGTTTATCAACCGAAGATAAAGGACTGGTAATTGGAGGCCATACGATAGCTATAGCTTCTACATCGTTCAGGGATGGAAACGGCGGAACAGTATCTATAAAATACCTAACATGGATTTGATATGACTGATTATAATAGGAGGTTTCGATGGAAAAACTGAAAACCGCAACAGGCAAAGAATTCGACTGCGATTATTTCAACCCCTTTCCCCTGGTGGGGCAGATAAACATCCGTATTCTCGGGGAATCCCTGGCGACGATTGCCACGGTATTTGCAAACCCCGCTGAGACGGTGCAAATGTGGTGGGAAGGGCAGTACGCCGCCCAATATACGAAGATAATCGCTATCGTACCGGAAACCGGCGCGGTGCGCGTCGTGCTGGGAAAGGAGTAGAAAATGAACCCTGTAATGAAACTCAGGGCAGTCCTGAATACCCTTGAGGGCGTTCAGGTCGCAGGCCGGGAAAACTGGGACAGGATGCTGGGCAGTATGCAGGCCGTTGAGGAAGTGGTGCAGGAGCTGTCTGCTCCTACTGGTTCCCAAAAGAGTACCGATGTTGAGGAGGAATGACTTATCGCAGATAAAGCAATATCCGAGCTGATTGCAGCGGAACAGATAAAAGCTTCTGACCTTTTCGTCCTGGAACAGGACAGCGCGGCAAAGAAGCTGACGGGACAAATTCTGCTGAACTGGCTGACCGCAGCCGCTGACGGCCATGGCGGTATCAGCAGCATCGTGAAGCATTCCACCAGCGGCCTTACGGATACATACCGTATCACCATGGCGGACACCACTACCTTTGACTTCACCGTAAAAAACGGTCGGAGCATTTCAACCATTGCCAAAGTCTCCGCCAGCGGGCTGGTAGACACGTACCGTATTACCTATAACGATAATACCACTAGCACGTTTACCATCACGAACGGCGCGAAAGGTGACAAAGGCGACAACGCATACGTCTGGATTCGGTACGCGGCGCAGAAGCCCACGGCAGCTTCTCATAGCTTCGGTGTTCTCCCTGACAACTGGATGGGCGTATACAGCGGCAATTCCGCAACTGCCCCAACGGACTGGACGAAGTATCAGTGGTTTGAGATCAAGGGCGAAAAGGGTGACATCGGGAACCCGGCTCTGTTGACCAGTCAGTCCGTAACATACCAAGCTAGCACATCCGGGAATGTTATACCGTCCGGAAACTGGCAAGGCAGCATTCCCACGGTAGCACAGGGCGCTTACCTGTGGACGCGAGTTGCAATGACGTTCAATTCCGGAACCCCGATTTATGCCTACTCCGTCTCCCGTATGGGCTTGGATGGCACCGGTGCTGTATCCAAAGTGTGCGGCAAAGAACCTAACTCCAATGGCAACGTTGAGCTAGAAGCTGAAAATGTTGGGGCGTTGCCTAGTGCTGGCGGTTTAATGACTGGAAATATTGTCATGAACTCCCACCAAATCAAAGTATTAGGTGCGCCCACGGACAGCGCTGATGCTGCAACCAAGGGGTACGTGGATACGGCGTTAAGTAATGCCAAAACGATTGTAAAGACCGCAACGTTAACTGCTGCCGGTTGGTCTGCCAGCGCCCCGTATACCCAGTCTGTTACGGTCTCCGGGCTGACGGATACAAAGCGTGCGATGGCTTATCCAGTATACGGGAGCAACACGGCCACCAATCTTGCGCTGAAAGAGGCGTGCGGCATGGTCAGTTTCGCTTCCCGGTCGGGCAGCACGCTGACGTTTACCTGCCTTGAGGACAAGCCCACGGTGGATATTCCGATTACGGTGGAGGTGTACGTATGAGCATTGCAGTGCCTTTATATGGATTTGGAGCCAGCGGTGGCGGTTCCGGCGGCACCCTTACCGTCACAGCCCCGGCGAACGTCACCGTGACTGTTTCCAAGGACGGCAAGGCAAAGACCAAGAACTCCGGCACCAGCGGCGTGGTTGTCTTCAAGGGGCTTGCAAGCGGGACGTGGACACTTGCGATTACGGATGGGTCACAAACCTCATCTAAGCCTGTTGTCGTCACTGCCGATTATTCAACCGTGATTGCATTTTTCACGGCCACTATCAACATCACCTATCCTGCCGGTTCGACCTGCACTTGCTCTGACGGCACAACGACTCTATCCGCCCCTGACACCAGTGGTACATGGGCTTGCATTGTGCCGAACGCCGGGACTTGGACTGCAGCCGCTACAGATGGGGTAGAAAACACCAGTGAATCTGTATCTATAACTACAGATGGTCAAATCGCAGCCATTGAGCTGAGCTATTTGCTCTGGCTGTATAAAAGCGGAAACACCTATAATGCAGTAACCGGAGGCTGGTCAGTAGCCGAGCATCCCTCAACTGGTGGAAGTTTTGACAGTGTGCTTACTCTAAACGACGATAGCATGCTATTATCGACGGAAGTATTTGGTGGCAGCGTAGCATACGCAAATGCATTCACGAATAACTCGATTGATCTGACAGGAGTAAATACTCTGAAATTCAAAATAACGGGTATTGGTAATACTGCATACTCGGACAAAGAGGGCAATACACATAAGTTCCGATTCAGTCTTGTGGTGGCAAATGAACGGCCTACCAAGCAAAACCCAACATTTGCCGCAGATATGAAGATCCTGGCAACCGGCGAGTATTCTGTTGACGTTTCAGCTGTAACCGCGGGATACGTTGGTATATGGATAACCACTGGAGGATACAACAAAACGACGCTGACAATATCTGAGATATGGGGTGAAGAATGATGATTTACATTGATTCTGACTTTAAGTGCTACGTCACCCCTGGCGAAGGCCTTACACCTATTGAAACAGATGTCTTCGACGGTAAGTGCAATATTTATATTCAGGGCTATCGCTTCATCCCGGCGGGTAAGACGTGGACACGTGCTGATGGCGTGGTGTTCACCGGCGAGATGATTGCCCCATGGAAACCCTGGGATGAACTTGACGCCGTTCAGCGGGAATATGAGCGGGAGCAGTACAAAACGGTTTCTACTCAGAACGCTGAATACGAAGAGGCGTTGACTGAAATTGAAACCGCTCTGGGGGTGAACGCATGATGACCATCGAAGAGCGTAAAAACGCTATCCTTGAAAAAATCAGGGAGATAAAAGCCAGCGGCGGTGAGGAACAGTTGAAAGAGCTGGATGAAGCCTACAAGAAGGGGGTTGACAGTCTGTGACACAAGAGGAAAGAAAAAGCATCATGTATGCCCAGGGGCGTGCAAATGCGCTTGCCTTGCAGGAGAAAGCCCCGGACATGACAGGCACCGAACTGAACGCGGCGGATAGTGATATTCCCAGTTTTAAGGCCGCTGTCGCAAACAAAAACATGCTGGAGCGCAAGGCTGGGTTTGTGTGCCAGTCGTCTGCTGGCCGCGTGGTGCGGCTGGTGCAGCCCTACGACAGCACTATCTATACCCAGGAGCCGGAGGAACTTCCCGCACAGTGGGGGTTTGCGTGGAGTACCGACCCAGCAAAAGCATTGCCGTTCGTCGCTATGTCTACCAGCCCCTATAATAAGGACGACTGCTGCATGGAAGGCGGTAAAGTGTACCGCTCCACGTTGGACAATAATGTATGGTCGCCGTCCGCATACCCACAGGGCTGGGAAGAGGTGAACGTATGACGGTAAAGCAAATTCAGTGCCTTCTGACCTATCTGGGCTATTCTCCCGGCACGATTGACGGAGCTGACGGCAAGAACACGCAAGCGGCTATCCGGGCGTTTCAGGCTGACTACGGGCTTGCCGTGGACGGGATACCGGGTGCGGCTACCCAGAAAATGCTGATTGGTGCTATCGCCGGGACGGCGGTAAAGGTGGAGAAGCCGGAAAGCAGCGACGCGCCGAAAACCGGGACGTTCTGGGACGATATCAAGTATTTCACCCGGAAGGAATTTCGATGCCCCTGCGGCCGCTGCGGTGGGTTCCCGGTGGAGCCGCAAGAATCCATGGTGCGTGCTGTAGATGAAATCCGGCACCGGCTGGGCATCCCGATTTCCATTGTGGACGGCGGTGGTTCCGGCGTCCGGTGTGCGGCTCACAATGCCGAGGTTGGCGGCGTGGCTAACTCTCAGCATCTGTTTGGGCTTGCCGCTGATCTGCACAGTGCTGTAAGTCCGGCGCAGATGAAAGCCGTGGCGGAGGATGTCATGGGGCGCACTGGCGGCATTGGGCTGTACAGCTGGGGCATTCATGTGGACACCCGTCCCGGCTATGCCCGGTGGAATGGATAAGAAAGAAGGAACGAGATGCACGAATTGGTAAAAACTGCCGTTACGATTCTAATCACGCTGATCGGGTCGGCGGGCTTCTGGAGCTATCTGGATGCCCGCCGGACAAAGAAAAGCGCAAGCACTCGCCTGCTGGTGGGAATCGCGCATGATAGGATCGTATTTCTCGGAATGAAGTACGTGGAGCGCGGGTATATCACCAGTGATGAGTACGAGAACCTGAACGATTATCTTTATGCGCCATATGCAGAAGCCGGAGGCAACGGCTCTGCGAAACGTGTAATGGAGGAAGTGCGGAAACTTCCGCTGCATAATTAAAGGAGGAAAACAAAATGATTAACTGGATTGTACGTGTCAAAAACAAAAACTTCTGGCTGGCCGCGATTCCCGCGCTGCTTCTGCTGGTGCAAACAGTAGCCGCCCTGTTCGGCTTTACGCTGGACTTGGGCGAGATTGGCGACAAGCTGCTGGCCGTGGTGAACGCCGTGTTTGCCCTGCTGGTGATTCTGGGTGTGGTCAATGATCCTACCACCGCCGGTATCGCTGACAGCAAACAGGCAAGAACTTACAGTTCCCCCAAGGAGGACTGATTCCATAAATGGATAAATCCCGGATAAACCGGGTGGTTGTGAAAGAATTTGACAGGCTGGCGTATCTAACGCCACTGGAAATGGATGTCCTAACCACCCGTGCCGCCGGGAAAAGCCAGATATGGCAATCACAAAATCTCCATGTGTCCCAAGCCACGATAACCAGGGTTGTCCGAAGATTGCAGCAGAAATATGATGCAGTCAAGGGGTACAGTGCCACACTCCCGGATGACCTAGTTATTTGACCACAAATTGACGATTTTCTGACGAAAACCAGGCGAAACGATGATGATTCGTTCGCCTGGTTTTTTGTTATTATAATGACAGAAGGTGGCCACCTCCTAATATTTTGAAGGAGGACTTCTAAACTATGGAAGTAGAAAAGGATTATGCAAGCAAAGGCGTAGCCGGTGCCGGTCTTGGCACGGGTATTGCCGGTCTGGCGCTGGGCGTGATGAATGCTGCGGGCGGTCTGGGCGCTCTGGCTCTCGGCAACCGCAATTCTGTTCCCACCGCTCCAGTTATGCCCGCCATGCCCTATGGCTATGGCTGGGGAGGGTGCAGCGAGAACATGCCCGTGAGCCGGTATGAACTGGATCGTGAGCAGCAGCTCGCCGCCAAGGATTCCGAAATCGCGCTGTTGAAGGCAAACGCCTACAACGACCAGAAATCCATTGAGCTGTACGCTTACATTGACGGACAGCTCAAGGACATTCGCAAGACCCTGTGCGATCAGGCCGTACACAATCAGCGCACTGAGGACAGCTTCGCGCTGGTTCGTCAGGACGTGGAATGCGTTCGGGCTGAGCTGTCCAAGGACATCAAGATCGAGGCAGAGCGGCGTTGCTGCGCTGACAATTCCATCGTGACTTACGCCAACGCGACCTTCTATCCGAAGCAGGTTGCCGACGTGACCACCGGAACCGGCACCACGGCACAGACGCTGTACAACCCCCTGCCCAAGTGCGGCGGGTGCTGCAACGGTTGATTCCCGACAATTGGGGCGGCAGCCGCCGCCCCATACTTTCAAGGAGGTAATTTATGATTCCTATGGAAAACGTGCAGGCAGGGCTTGCAAGATTCATTGACAGAAGCATTGCTCCAAGTCTTTCCGGCTGGGACAGAGTTCTGGTGGCCGGGGCTGGGGGGCTGCTTACCGCAAATTTCCCGAAGATTATTGCCCAGTACGCAGATCATCCCATGGTAAAGGCGCTGGGCGTTTACGATATGGAGCATGGCACGGTGGATGTTGACGCCCTGTATAACGCCGCAAAGCCATACATGGGGGCAGAGGCGCTTCCCGTGAAAATCCCCGGAATCGGGCTTACGCTCAAGCTGGGAAAGCAAGATATTGATACGCTGTATGCGTACATTCAGGAGGGCATCAGATGAAAGAAATCAAACTGCTGATGGAGCACATTGAGGATGAGCTGGAGGACGCGCACACCTACGCAGAGCTGGCCGTGGAATACAAGCACGACGACCCGGAACTGGCAGACCTGTTTTACAGGCTGAGCGGGGAGGAAATGAACCACATGAACGCCCTGCACAAGGCCGTTGTTTCCCACATTGAGGAATACCGCAAGCAGAAGGGCGAACCGCCTGCGGCCATGATGGCCGTCTATGAGTACCTGCACAAGCGAGATATTGAGCGGGCGGAGAACGTCGGAGTGGTGCAGGGTATGTATAAAAAATAAAGAAACACGCCCAGCCTATTAAGGCAGGGCGTGTCTTCTGGTTTGGATGAAAACCATTCCCACAACGGTAATTGTGTTCGGATTTGCGTCCAATGGTGACCCAACGCGCCCTATATCCGAACACGGGGATACTGCCGGAGTAGGAACGCGGTATGTCTTTGATGGGATCTGCGTCAGCCGGTAGGCGGTCACAAATTTCAGGAATCCCGGCTCGTCATCGTAAACGGTGACGGAATTTACAAGCATTTCAATAAGCATGGCTTTCTGGGTTTCCAGCGGAACCGCATTTTCCCTTACCGCTTTCAGATAAACCACGACAGATTCCTTTGTGAGCGGAATCACGCCGCGTTCTTCATCGGATAGTTGTGTAGACAGTCCCTTTTTCTGGGCTTCTAATTCGGCAAGCCTTTCCACAATAGCGTCCGGCGCAACGGAAGCACATTCAAGTGCTTTCGTCAGATTGCGGATTTTATTTTCAATTTCAGAAATCTTTTTGCGTATGACCGGAATCTGTGTATTCTTCTGAATGTCTTCCTCTGACTGCTGGGCGGCTACTTCTGCCACAAATTCGATAATTTCGTCTGTCAGTACGTCAAGAGCGTCCTGAGCCACCACATCTTCCAGCCAGTCCTTCGGGACTGGCTTTTTGTCGCATAAGCGGGCCTTCTTTCTATTGGCGCAGGAATAATAATTGTAAGTCTTCCCGCCTTTTCCTCTGCCGCACTCTCCCACCATGGGAGCGCCGCAGTGACCGCAGAAAATTTTCCCCGACAAAAGATACGGCACCTTCGCCTTACCTCTAGCTGGGGCTTGCTCGCTGGCTTTCAGTCTGGATTGTACAGCCCGCCAAAGCTCATCGGATATAATTCTGGGGACGGCGTTGTCTGTGCGAACATCGTCAAACTTGTAAACCCCGATATATTTTTCGTTCCGGAACACGTTCTTAAAACTGGACTTGTTGAATTTCGTTCCCCGCGTTGTCCGGTATCCGCGGGCGTTGAAATCGTCGCAGATCGCGGCCACGGTATCGCCGTCTGCATACCGGCGAAATGCTTCCTCCACCAAATGGGCAGTCATGGGGTCGATTTGCAGGCGCTTGTCTACGACAGTGTATCCTAGCGGTGTAGTGCCGCCTGTACTGTTCCCTTTTCTGGCTGTTTCGCTCATGCCGCGACGTACCTTCTGGGACAGCTCTAGAGAATAATATTCCGCCATACCTTCCAGCAGGGCTTCCAGAATCACACCCTCGGGGTTCTTGGAAATGCCCTCTTTCGCGGATTCCACGTTGCAGCCGTTCTTACGGAGCCGCATGCGGGCAATGGCGCTGTCTTCCCTGTTCCGGGCAAATCTGTCCAGTTTGTAAACCAAAACGGTTTTCCATGACGATCTGGCGCTGTCAGCAAGCATCTGCTGGAACGCTGGCCGCTTGTCCATGCTTGCGTGGGCGGAAATCGCCCGGTCAACATAAATGGCGGCAACCCGATAGCTGTGGTGCTTGCAATAGGCTATCAGCTCCCGGAGCTGCCCTTCGATGGACTGCTCTGTCTGCCGGTCGGAGCTGTAGCGCATATACAGGCAGCAGACCGCCTCGCAGTCCGATGAAAGAACGGAGGGATTATCCGCAAACTGCTGTCTTTCCTCCGGCGTAAGAGCCGATAGATCAATTGGTATTGTTTGCATCGTGTTTCCCCCTTTTTGTGTTTCGTTTTATCACAGTTCGGACGATATACAGGCATGTTCCGATAATGGAAAAGGCCGCGACATAAACGATCGGCTCGGTGTGGCCGGACTGGAACAGACCAAGGCTCGGGTTTCGCATATCCAGAAAGACATATACCATAAGGAAGATGCCGAACAGAGCCGCAAGCCCCGCGGCTCCATAAGTCACATGCTTCCAGTTATGCCGGACGGCGGATATTTCTTTATCCATCATGTGGCTGCGCTCTTCCAGCCGGGAGATGGCGTTATCTTTTTCCGAGATAAGTTCTTCCTTGTGCGAAATTTCGGTTTTCAGCCGTTCGATTTCCGCGCTCTGGTCTTGCTTCGGCGGGGACAGCTCCATCAGCTCATCCAGGGACAGATCAAGGTCAATGGCAATGGCGGTCACATCATAGATACTTGGGCCCGTCAGGTGGCCGGAGAAAAACTTTTTAACCATGGATTCACTTAGCCCTGTGCTGTCGATAATCTGCTGATTGGTTTTGTGCTGTTCCTCCTTTGCCCATTTCATCTTTGCGGGCAGATTATCACAAATCGTCGATATTTGTTGTATTATTTTCCGTTTTTCCATTTTCTGCTCGCCCTTTCCGAAAAAATCCTACGAATTACGCTGAAAACGACTGAATTACCCGGATGCACCTTTACGTCACCACCGGCTGAACAGTATCATCATACTAGCCAAAGGTAAGGGACACACCATTCCGGCGGCGAGCCCCGTCACCTTGTGGCACGGGTGGCGGGGCGATTCAAAAAATTTTTTCAAAACCCATATTTAGTCCGGTTTATTGGACAGATAGTATGTTATAACCAGCACGTAAGCCGAACAGGCGTTCGATAATGATAAAAAGTAAAGGAGAGAAACAACATGCGGGAGGAAGCTTTGAAGATGTTTGAACAGCTTAGTGAAGAGGACAAGGAAAAGATCATCGCTCTTGCATCTGCTCTTTTACAAGATCAGACAGAGTTTCATAAAGACGTGCCTGTCTCTCCGGTGTGAGCATGTCATACATCTTCATGAAAACCTCGGTTCCCTTGCTGGGAGCCGGGGCTTTTTCTGTTTCCGGGGCTTCTTCGGAGAAGTAGGAGACGGGTACGCCGAAGTAGTCGGCTAACTGTGCGACATAGGTGTCACTCGGCTTGCGACCGGCTTTCCAGTTGGACACTGTTTGCTTTGGAATGCCTGCCTCGATGCCAGCTCTGGACGGCTTCAATCCTTTCTCTTTGCAAAGGTTTACAAAATTATTGTAAAAATTCACATAGTCAATCTTCATTTTTTGTACAGTCCTCCAAACATTGACTTTTGAGACTTTTGGTGTTGACATTTGGGACTTATGGGACTATACTAACGTCATGAACACCGATTCCAAAAAGGGTGCAGAAAATCACGGGGTATGAAATCCGAGTTTTCGGAAATTCAAACTCCGGCGAGTAGCGGATGGTTTATTGTTTCGGCAAATTCAGTATACCATGCGCTACTCAGATTTTCAAGTCTTTTGCGGAAAAAATGTTCAAAGAAATTGACTGCGGCGGAAAGAAAAATTCACCCGTGGTTTGGTCACGAGTGAATTTTCCCCAAATTTATTTGCCGAAATGCGCTGCGTTGGAAGTCCGTATTCCTAAACGGCGAGAAACCCTAGATTCCCGCTTTACTTTCAACAGCAGACCAAACCTGCGTCCTTGACGCACCGTTTCACTTTGGCAGTTTCGGTTCTGCCCCTCGCCCTAACGCATCACGCCACCTTCGTGGTTCGGTACTGGCGGTAACAAAAGTTTGTTGGACATAAAGTACCTCCTCACTCTTTATTTGCCGCAACGGGCTATGGGCATTATAGCGAACCTTTCCGCCGCAGTCAACCAAACAAACATTTTTTTACTTAAGGAGGAGGGACAAATGGATGGCAAAACTGAAACTTCCGCAATCTTACGGGGAGCGGGAGAAGCTGGCAAAGTATATCCGGCAGACGCTGAACACCTACAATCTTCGGAACAACTGGCTGATTCAGCAGCTTCGGAACGAGGGCTTCATCATCTCTGCGACATCCCTGTGCGACGCGCTGGCAGTTCGGTGCATGACACCGAAGACGGACGAGTTTCTGGCCAGAGCGGAGCAGATTTGCAAGCTGTACGAGCAGAGCTGCTTCGGTCAAACGCGATCCGGGAGCTTGGAAAACGGGTCAGAGCATTCATGAAAGAGCAGCCGGACATCTACGAGCGGATTTACCGCGAGACATACGGCAGAGCGCCGAACTTTTGAAAGGAGTTATTTATGGCGAAATACAAAGTGGGGGATAAGGTGCGGATTGTGAGCACGCCCCGGTTGGCGCGCTGGAACGGCGTTATGAACAAGTGGCTGGGGGAGACCATGACGATCACGTCTGTCAACGTCAACTCCAAAGGAGAAATTTTCTACCGCATGGCAGAGGATCGCGGAGACTTTTATGGCTGCGGCTGGTGCTGGTACGCAGACATGATTTCTGGACTTGCAGAGTCTGATCGGGAATACACCGTGGAACTCCGCTTTGACGGGATGATTACCACGGCCACGCTGAAACGGGGCGGGCGGGACGTGAAGACCGCAGAAGCCCGGTGCAATCCGAAGGATACCTACAGCAGATCGGAGGGCGCAAGGGTCGCCGTTGAGCGGCTGTTTGAGAAGAAGCGCAAGGAGGACAAGCCAAAGGAGAGCAAGCCGAAGATGGGGGACAAGTTCGTTGTCACGGTAAAGGGCGGTAGGTTTGGCCACGGTTTCGATATCGGTGACATTGTTGTGCTGATAAATATCCAGCAGGACGGATGTTTCCGCTTGGTTGACAAGAGCGGCGTCATACAAATACTTCATCCGAGTGAGGTTCGCCCCTACAAGGAGAAATCCAAATGATGCCGAATGAGGTTGCCCAGCTTCGCACCATGGCGGAGATGAACCGCCGGTTGCGCCGGGAAAATGAGCATTTGCGGGAATCCCTTTTGATGGAATCGAAGGAAAGCAAGGCGTTTGACGATGAGAACGTGGAGCTTTTCGACGTAGTCCACAAAAACCACGACAGGAGGTGAACGATATGGCAAGCAGAAATAAGCCCGTGGATGCCCGGTGGGAGCCGGTGCCGGAGAACCGGAAGCCGTTCAATATCAGGGAATGCGTTTTCCGTGTTCTCCCCTATGCGGGGCTGAATCTGGTGCTTTTCTGGTGGCAACAGGCTGATTTGCTGGCAGACAAGGCGGCAGTCCCCGCAATGTGGGTGTGCGCTATCCTGATGGGCGCCGGTATCGGCCGGTGCATCAGAGGGCGATAAAAAGCCGCCCCCGATGTTACAGCACCGGGGACGGCAAGCGATATAAAGAATCTCTACCACTTACAGTATATCAAATTGAGAAAGGAAAGTCAATGGACGTTTTTGATAGCATGGAGCCGTGGCGGCAGGCTGAACAGTTGGCGGCGGATGCCGACTTTCGGGAAGCGGCACTCCCGAAGTGTGCCAGGTGCGGATGTCCCATCACAGACAGCAAACTGGTATATATCCCGGCGCATGATGAGTTCTACTGCCTGGATTGCATCGATTCCATGACGGAATTTAACGAGGAAGCGGAGGTGGAGGAATGATACGGAAAATTCCAACCGAGGCCATGAGCAAAGAGGAATGGACAGCGCTACGCTCTACCACCATTGGTGGTTCGGATGCCGCCGCCATTCTGGGTCTGAATCCCTACAAGTCACCGTATGCCCTGTGGGCGGAGAAAACAGGGAAGGTCATCCCGGAGGATATTTCCCAGAAAGAGGCGGTACGCCTCGGCACGGACTTGGAGGGATACGTAGCAAAGCGGTTCACCGAAGCTACCGGGAAAAAGGTACGCCGGGAGAACTACACCGTATTCCGGGACGATATGCCCTACGCCCACGCCAACTACGACCGGCTGGTCATCGGTGAACGGGCAGGATTAGAGATCAAGACCACGAACGCGCTCCACTTGAGCAAATTCAAGAACGGCGAGTTCCCGGCTACTTACTACGCGCAATGCTGCCATTACCTTCTTGTGTCCGGCCTTGATCGCTGGTATCTGGCGGTTCTGGTTCTGGGCATTGACTTCAAGGTGTTCGTCATCGAGCGAGACGAGGCAGAGCTGGAAGCCCTGAAAGAGGTGGAAGAAAGCTTCTGGGAGAACATTCAGAGCGAAACGCCCCCGGCCATTGACGGCATGGATTCCACCATTGACGCCCTGAACGCAGAGTTCCCGGCCAGCGATCCGGACACCGAAATGGATTTGACCGGCTGCGCCGTTGACCTGGCGATCATGGACGAATGCAGCCAGCAGATCAAGGTGCTGGAAGAAAAGAAAGCAACCGCTCAGGCGCGTATCATGGAGGCCATGGGAACCGCCGAGCGGGGCGGATACGGGAGTTACAGCGTCACATGGAAGACACAGAAGCGCTCCACGTTCGATAGAAAGAAGTGGGAGAAAGACCACGGAGAAATCCCACAGGACTATTTCAAATCTTCGGAAAGCAGAACTTTCCGGTTCAAAAAGGATGAACAATAATGGGAAAAACAAATATGGTAGAAATCGACACTTCCGCCACAAGAGAAGCCGTGTATGATTCCGGAAAGACGTTGGCAGTTCTCTCCGAGGAAATCGGGCGCTGCCCCAGCTATCTCAGCTACGCAGTCAATAAAGGGCAGATTCCGGAATATGCGTTCCGCAGGCTGTGTGTGCTCCTCGGCGTATCGGAAGGTGACCTGCTGAAAAAGCAGGCAGTTACCCCCCCTCAAAAAGCGGAGGCGGAAGCCGTTTCGGGCTGTGAAACCATCGGATACTCCGTAAAACTGGACGTCTACCCCAAAAAGGTACGGTTCGCGGTCCTTTTCAACGGAGAAGAAATCATGCACGCATGGAGCAGCATCCGCGGGGCGCGGGAGCTTGACCTCATGCAGTCCATCAGCTACGCGGCGCATATGTGCTACAAGCAGAAAGAAATGAAAATTATCGAGGAGGAAGAATAAAAATGGCAAACATGATTCAGAACGCCGCCGCTTCCACGCAGGCGGTAGCAAAAAGCAAGAAACCCAGCAGCATTCAGGACTACATTGAGGTTATGAAGCCCGCCATTCAGGCGGCACTGCCCAGCGTGATGACCCCGGAGCGGTTCAGCCGCATTACCCTGTCTGCACTGAGCGCCAACCCGAAGCTCAAGGAATGCACCCCCCAGTCTTTCCTTGGCGCTATGATGACCGCCGCACAGTTGGGCTTGGAGCCGAATACCCCTCTTGGGCAGGCTTACCTGATTCCCTTCCGCAATCACGGCCAGATGGAGTGCCAATTCCAGCTTGGCTATAAGGGGCTTATTGATCTGGCCTACCGTTCCGGTGAGGTTTCCATCATTCAGGCGCACACCGTATACGAAAACGACGAGTTTGAGTATGCCCTTGGCCTTGACCCGAAGCTGCGGCACGTCCCCGCCAAGAGCAACCGTGGCAAGCCCATTGCCTACTACGCTATGTTCAAGACCAAGGACGGCGGCTACGGATTTCAGGTTATGAGCATCGAGGAAGTTACCGAGCACGCGAGAAAGTTCTCTAAGAGCTTCGGGAATGGCCCGTGGCAGACCAATTTTGACGAGATGGCAAAGAAAACCGTTCTGAAAAAGGTGCTGAAATACGCCCCGCTGAAATCCGACTTTGTGCGCGGTATGGCTCAGGACGGCACCACAAAGACGGATATTTCCTCCGACATGACAGATATCCCGGACATGACTGAGTACATCGACGTTGACCAGGACACCGGCGAGGTGATTTCTCAGGAGGCAGACAATGCTTAATCAGATTGCAATCCAAGGCCGCCTCGTCCGTGACCCGGAGTTGCGGAGAACCAATTCCGGGAAGGCCGTGACCAGCTTCACGCTGGTCTGTGAGCGGGATTTCAAGAACCAGCAGACCGGTGAGAAGGAAGTTGACTTTATTGAATGCGTCGCATGGGGCGGCACCGCCGAAATGGTGGAGAAGTACTTCCATAAAGGCCAGATGGCCGTAGCGACCGGCAGATTACAGTTGCGGGACTGGACGGACAAGAACGGCCAGAAGCGCCGTCAGGCGGAGATTTTGGTAAACAGTATCTATTTCTGCGGAAGCAAGGAAAGCGGCACTCAGGCCAGCTCTGGGGCTGGCAACGGATACAGCGCACCGGCGTATCAGGCTCCCGCCCCTGCGGAGAACTTCGCGGAGCTGGATGGAGAGGACGAACAATTGCCGTTCTAGGCCGGGAAAATCAATCTTTCCTCAAAAAGATTGACAGTGTAGTTTACATTTCCCTTGGCGGGGGGAGGTTAAACCGCCAACTCCAAAGGAAGGAGCGAAAACGTGACAATTGAATTTACGATTCCTGGCGTTCCGCAAGGGAAGGAGCGCCCCCGCTTCACCCAGAACGGTGAGACATACACCCCAAAGAAAACGAAGGACTATGAAAAGCTGGTGGCATGGGCATACCAGTGCGAAGCCCACGGGGCAAAGTTCACCGGGGCTATCCGAGTTGACATTGCGGCAATCTACCCCGTTCCCCATTCGTGGAGCAAGCGCAAGCAGGCCGAAGCGATTGACAATCGGATTCTTCCCATGGTGAAACCCGACTGGGACAACATAGGCAAGATTGTGTGTGATGCCCTGAACGGTATCGCCTACAAGGATGATGCAGCTATCACAGACGCCACAGTCTGCAAGCGGTACGGCACCCGCCCATGCGTGGCGGTTCGCCTCACCGGAGAGGAGGCACCCCGTGACACAGATGGAAGATGAAGTAAGAAACCAATTCACTTTTTACCGCTCATTTTTTGAAGCGGTTTTCAAGATAAAAAACAAGGCCGCAAGGGCAGAAGCCTATGACGCTATTTGCAAATACGCTCTGTTTAACGATGCCCCGGACGTAGACAAAATGTCTGACGCCGCCGCCATTGCCTTTATGCTTATCAAGCCGAATCTGGACGCAAGCAGGCGGAAAGCAAAATCCGGGAAAAAAGGAGGAGACACCAAGCAAATAGCAAGCAAAGTGGAAGCAAATAGCAAGCAAAGCGGAAGCAAAGCAGAAGAAAACGATAAGCAAGAGCAGCCCGCAAGCGAGAAAGAGAAGGAGAAAGAGAGAGAGAAAGAGAAAGAGAACGAATGTTATCCCCCTAACCCCCTTGCGGGGGGAAGCGAAAAGAAAAAGCGATTCACCCCGCCTACGGTGGAGCAGGTGGCGGAGTATTGCCAGGGAAAGGGGTACCACATTGACCCGGAAGCCTTTGTAGCGTTCTATGCGTCGAAAGGATGGATGGTTGGCAAAAGCCCCATGAAGGATTGGAAGTCCGCCGTTGTCACTTGGACGAAGAGCGAAAGGCAGAGAATAGGCAACGCAAATACCCGCAGCGGCTACACCAGCGGCGTTGACCGTCTGGCGGAGATGTACAGGGAGGAATTTGGGAATGGATAAACAGGAAGCGTACCAGATTCTCACGCTTTTACAGGCAAATTATCCCGATTCTTTCCGGGGAATGTCCAAAGAAGCGGCAAACGTGAAAGTCAATCTTTGGGCGGATATGTTTTCCGAAGAGCCATTTGAGGCCGTTGCCGCAGCTGCAAAAGCGTACATAGCGACGGATACCGGCGGCTTTATGCCCACCATCGGGAAGCTGAAAGATATGCTCCATCGGATGCAGTCGCCTCAGCAGATGACCCAGATGGAGGCATGGGGGTTGGTTGCAAGTGCACTGAGAAACAGCGTGTACGGCGCGGATGACGAGTTCCGGAAGCTGCCACCGGCGGTACAGCGGACGGTGGGAAGCCCCGCCCAGCTCAAGGAATGGGCGCTGATGGACGCAGAAACGGTGCAGTCCGTGGTTGCATCGAATTTCCAGAGATCGTTCCAAGTGTGCCAGAAGCGGGAGGACGATTACCAGAAGCTCCCCGGAGCGGTGAAGAGCTTTATCGCCGAGCTGACCGAGAAGATGGACTTTGAAATGCTACCGGAAGGCGGTGGAGTATGAAAAACGAAGTAGACGGGGGAAAGGAACGCCCTGGCCAGTACATCGACTCAGAGAGCCCCTTTTGCAGGAACTGCACGCGGGACGATTGCCCCACCAACGGGGACGGCTGCAAGGCATGGGAAGCATATTTCGTAGCGAATTGGAACGAAAACATCATGAAATCAATTGGAAACCACAAAAAACAACGCCAATTTTTCCGGTACGAACACCCGGATTTGGTGAGAGAGGGGATTGTTATCGAGAATGAATGACTTGGAGCAGATGGCAATTGAACGCCTGAAAGCTGCCTCGGATATGTCGCTCATGGCGTATCAGCAGCCTTTGGTTATTTGCATTTCAGGCGGGAAGGATTCCGGGGTTATCACCGAGCTTGCGGTTCGCTCCGGCATCCCCTGCGAGTTCCAGCACAACCACACCACGGCTGATGCCCCGGAAACGGTGCGGTTTGTCAGAAGTGAGTTCAAACGGTTGGAGGAAAAGGGCTACAAATGCACAGTGAATATGCCGACTTACAAGGGGCAGAGGGTGTCCATGTGGAGCCTGATTCCACAAAAGCTGATGCCGCCGACGCGACTAATGCGGTACTGCTGCTCCATCCTGAAAGAACCAGGCGGGGCAGGACGGTTTATTTGCACCGGCGTTCGGTGGGCGGAATCTGCATCCCGGAAAAACAACCGTGGAATCTACGAAAAACTGGGTGCAACCAAGGATAAAAGTATCATTCTCGCAAATGACAATGATGAAAAGAGGATGCTTTTTGAGAACTGCCGCTTGAAAGCAACGCGGGTTGTGAATCCTATCATCGACTGGACAGATGAGGATGTTTACGGATTTTTACAAGACGCAAAAGTCCCGATGAACCCGCTATACGCCGAGGGCCAATGCCGGGTTGGGTGTATCGGCTGCTCTATGGCTGGTATGAAGGCGCGGGAAGCAGCGTTCGCAAGATGGCCAAAGTACAAGCAACTCTACCTGAACGCCTTTGAACGGATGCTGGAGGAACGCAAACGGCGGGGCAAGGAATCGAGCTGGGCAACCGCAGAAGATGTGTTCCGCTGGTGGATGGAGTACGATGTGCTGCCGGGGCAGACCAGTATGGAGGATTTTCAATGAGCAAAGCGAAAATGTACGGCTGTTTCAAGCCGGCGGGGGAATAAAGGAAAACAGAAAGGAAATGGGAAATGAAAAATGAGCTATGCACCAGCTGCAAGTACCGAATTGCCCCGGGTGGATGGGCGGCTTGTGACGGCTGCATTCACGATGAAGGCTTGAAAGATAGGTATGAGCCGATGACCAACGCCGACCGCATCCGGAACATGACGGACGAGGAGCTGGCAAAGTTACTCAGCACCGGAACGTTTATTTGCGAGGGTCGTAAAGATATCTGCGAGAATATGCCGGGATGCGAGGAATGCAGGTTGGCATGGCTCAAAGCCCCGGCAGAAAGCAAGGGGGAAAAATGAAAGTCCTGATAGCCTGCGAGGAATCGCAAACCGTGTGCAAGGCGTTCCGGGCGCTGGGGCATGAGGCCTATTCCTGCGATATTCAGGAGCCGTCCGGCGGGAAACCTGAATGGCACATCCTTGGTGATGCCCTGAAAGCTCTCGAGGGAGGGCACGTGACCACTATGGACGGGCAGGCGCATGATGTTGGGAAGTGGGATATGCTGATTGCACACCCGCCGTGTACATACCTGACGTCGGCCAGCGCGATACGCCTTTTTAATCGCGATCATACGGTGAAAGACTGGAACAGAGAGCGGCTTGGATGGGAAGCGCGGCGCTTCTTCTTGCAACTGCTGTCTTCCGGGGTTGAAAGAATCGTTGTGGAAAATCCGTGTCCGCTCCGGTGGTTCAACTTGCCCGAGTACGACCAGATCATTGAGCCGTATATGTTCGGCGACCCGTGGAAAAAGCGGACGTGCCTCTGGCTGCGAAACGTCCCACCGCTGATTCCGACAAACATCGTGAAACCCGAGGGTCTATGGGTCGGCAGCGCCTCCGGGAGGGAGCACAGTACGGGCAGGGTAAACCCCGAGTACACCCTGAAATCAAACCGGGACAGCAAAACCCGTGCAAAGACCTTCCCCGGTATTGCAAAAGCTATGGCGGAACAGTGGGGATAGACCATTTTCGTGAGGTCACGGAAATGGTTTAACCGCCTCGAAATCGACACTGTTAGGAGAGACCAATGACACGAAAACGTTTTGTAAAGCTGCTCATGTCGAAAGGCGTTAAGCGGAACAATGCAAACAGGATTGCGCAAGAGTTCCGGAAAGGGTCTTTGCCCTATGAATTTGCATGGATAGCTTTGGAGTGGAGATTTTTGAGAGAATGAAAACAAGCGATAAGCCCGGGGCAACCCGGGCGGGAAGGAGAAATGGCATGAAATATTATGATGGAAAGAAAATCAAAGAATATATCCGCACTCATTCGGATGGACTTGTTGCCGTTGAAATAGGCATGGACGAGGACTGGGGATGGACAACTGACGAAGTGTGGCGCAACGGGGAATTTCGAAAGAATTTGAATGAGCGATTCATCGAGGTGATGGGAATTACTGGTTCCTATTGGGCAACGCCTACGCTATACGCTATTTTTGATGATGGCCGCACAGAAAGGATTCCGGTTTACTGGGAGGATAATAATCAAGCGTCTGCGGAGGATATTCAAGGAATGAAGCAGTTCGCACGCGCTACGGCGTTTGACGGAAGTCTGGAACAGGAGGGCTGAACATGGCTAACGCGGTACTTATCAGCATCCGCCCGGAGTGGGTGGAGAAGATTGCCAACGGGCGGAAGACAATCGAGGTTCGCAAGACAAAGCCACATTTGGACACGCCTTTCAAGTGCTATATATACTGCACAAACACAAGGCCGTTCCTTGTGTGGGGTGATGTTTTCCAGGGCGATTGGTTTACGGAGTTTACCCGCCTTTCGGGGTATGGCAGAGCAGAAGCAGACAGAAACTGGGACGTTTTCAACGGGCATGTTGCCGGGGAATTTGTATGTGACCGGGTTGAAACCATCAAGGCGGCAACAGAACCGTATGGAATCTACGATGTGGATGATGACTTTGTGGCGCAGACTAGGCTTGTGGACGGTGCTTTGTGGGACTACGGAAAAGGTGCAACGCTTTACGGCTGGCACATTTCCAAGCTGGAAATCTACGACACGCCGAAGAAGCTGAGCAAGTTTTTTCGCCCGCTTGAAATCTGCATAGGCAAAGTGTGCGATGAATATGGGTGTGCATATTGCGAAAATGGCGGTCATATCAAACGCCCGCCCCAGAGTTGGTGCTATGTGGAGGAACTATAATGGCTTTACGTAAACTTGCTCTAATGCACCGGTTTTTCGGCGTTTTGGATGGGCATACGTGCCGGGAGTGTAGCAACTTCATAAAGGGCAAGTATCACGATAAAGTGCTTTGCAAATGCAAAGTATACGGGATTACCCATAGTGAAGCGACGGACTGGGCGGGACGATGGATGGCTTGTGGGGCATTCAATCGGGCAATAAGCCGCAACCCCCTTGTGAGAGAAGTCGTCCCGGAACGGAAGCGGAAAGAGGCCGACAATACGCCCATTGATGGGCAGATTACTTTGGAGGAATTGAAATGAGTGATTACATCAGCCGGGAAGCGGCAATCGAGAAGATTCGGGTGGCAGTAGGCTGTGCTGAGTGTGCTGGAAGCAGCAGCGCCCTTTGCGTCTGCAACGTTTGTGACGTTTATAATGCTATCCGCCTAGTTAAGAGCCTCCCCGCCGCCGATGTGGAGCCGGTGCGGCATGGGAAATGGCGACTTGTTCGCAGAATGGCAGCTTGTGGGGAATACGAATGCTCCGTGTGTGGCCGCATTGAGACATTTGGTTGCTTTAACAAGCCAGAGAATAATCCATATTGCCATTGCGGCGCAAAAATGGATTTGGAGGAGTAATTATGGATTTATTTATGAAAGCATCAATTTTTGGAGCTGCATTAACGGACGTTTACAAAGATGAGGAAGATTGTGAGCTACCGGCACTCCCAAAGATGGATTTGGGCGGCGATTTCACGGAGGATTTAACCGCTATGCTGTTCGCAATGTGCAGTGTTGCGGGGCGAATTACCCATAACAGTTGGGATATTTTGGAATTTACACACGTTTTGAACACGCTCGCTGTTCAGCACCTCTTGGAGGATAAGGAGGATAAGGGCGATGACGATTGACCGAGCGATTGAAATTCTGAACCCGGAACACCGGGAGCATTATGACGGCATGGACGAGGTGAACGAAGCCTGCCGAATGGGCATGGAGGCGTTGGAGCGGACAAGGTGGATTCCGTGCAGCGAGCAGAATAAAATCAGGGATCTTAAATACGATGCCCAGGAGCGCGAGAAAGCCGTCGTCCAGCTTCGGAAGAAGTGGCAGGATGCCGAAATGTTCATTTGCACCATGTGCGGTCATTTTGACCACAGTACAGACGGAAATATTGTCTACGGGAACAAGGAGTGTTGTGAGATCGTCGGCTACCCCTATTGTAAGAAGTTCACCCCATGTATTTCCGCGTCTGTTCGGTTGCCGAAGGAACTTGAGCCTGTAAATGTGGTGTGGGTAAATCACAACCCAGCGCCGTACTACCGGTACATGAAGGACGTTCCGCAAAAAGCGACTGCTGTCTATTACAGGGGGGCTTGGTATTGGTGGTCGTGTGTTTGCGAAGATTTGCTTGTAGAGTGCGGCGCGAACGAAACGGATCAGGTGGATGACGATGTTGAAATCACACACTGGCAACCGCTTCCAGAATTGCCGAAGGGGTGACGGAAAGTGGCAGACTGCTTCAATTACCAATGCTTGTGCAGAGGGGCGAATGAGGGAAAGCCTCCCTACAAGTGCGAGTGCGTGGCTTGCCCCAACAGGGTTACAGAATCACATATTATCATGAGCAACCGAACGCTGGTGCAAGAAGAAATTAAATATCTTACGAAAAATGGAGGTATTGGGAATGAGTGAAAGACAAGAACACCGTGCCCAACTGCTGGACGCGAAAGAAAAAATGAAATCCATGGTGCCGGTTGTCAGGTGCCGGGACTGCATTACATTTGAGGAAATAGGCAAGCACCCCACCAACAATGGAGGAACACCATTTGGGTATTGCTATCATTGGCAATATGAGCAGGGCATGTCCCCAAATGAGGTAGACGGCAATGATTTTTGCAGTTATGGGGAGCGAAAGGTGGATGAAAATGGAAGAACTTAACGGCTACACCCCACCTGCCAGCTTGAATTTAAGCGACTTCCAGGATGCTATCGGAGATGCCGTAGTACAGGCGATTATAAAAATTGGTATCCGGGTGAATCGGGAAGAACTTCTGAAAGCTCTGAAATATGACAGAGACAGGAAAAATAAGGAATTGGAGGTACATGAATAATGGCAGAACAGGATTTCAAATTTGATGATGCGTTGCTCATGAAGACTGCACGCGAGATGCTTGCAAAAAAATTGACCGAAACAGTGAAAGAGGTCGCCAAGTCCGGGGAATGGGAGATAACCACCATCGAGCAGGAAGAATCTGACCCGGAAAAGATTCTCCGGAGGATGTTTGCAAAATACGCCTACGGCAACGTCCCGGAGTGGTTTGCCTCTGCGGTATCTGCGACGTCCTATGTGCTGTCTGTGGACAAGGGAAAGGGGATCGAGTGTATTTCCGTCTTGCACACGGCAACGGAACGGGCACCGGCTGAAATTCGGATGACGGCGCAGACAAGACTGCTTATGATATGCCAAGAAACCGGGATGCTTGGCGGGATTGGGAGCCTGCCTGTTCTCTAGGGGCAATATGGAATACAAGGATAGCAGGAAGTATTGCGTCGGGTGCCGGTATTTCTTCGGATACTACGAAGGCAGCCGGTGCTGCAATTACATATTCGTCCGCGGGGGAAAGCGGCCTTGCCCGCCTGGGAAGGATTGTACAGAAAGGAGGGCGAAAACGAAAAACAGGAGACGGAATTTAATATTATAGCTTTATCCCTGTATAGTATATAATATAATCTTATATCTTGTAGTGTGTATGTGTTATGGTAAAGAATATAAGTAAATCTACTAAGATAGTAAAGGAGGACAACGACTTTGGCGGAAAGCAATAAACTCAAAAAGAAGCCTTATCAAGTTCCTGATCTGGAACCAGGAGACAACACCAAGTACATTAACCATTCCATGACTATCATGAAGTGGGACAAGCCGGACATGGACAGCTTGGAGGCGGTACAGAAACGGTGCTTCGACTATTTCAGCCTGTGCGCTGAGAACGATATGAAGCCGACTTTCGCAGGATTCGCTTTAGCTTTCGGTGTGGACAGAATGACCATGTGGAGATGGTGCAATAATCAGCCTAGAAGCAGGGATTTAAGCGACTCTGTGCGTGACACTATCAAAAAAGCACGGGATTTAATCAACGCTCAGATGGAGGATTTCATGCAAAATGGCAAGATTAACCCCGTTGCCGGAATTTTTTTGATGAAAAACAATATGAACTACACCGACCAGCAGGAAGTGGTCTTAAAGCCGGATAATCCGCTTGGAGAGCGGGCAGACCCGGAGAAGCTGCGGCAGAAGTATCTGGAAGATGTTCGCGGGAGCGGTGCGACTATCATTGACGCGGAGGGTGGAACGGAATGAGAGAAAAGACGGAATACGCCATCGAACGAATGTGCACAGAGGTTGCCCAAATCCGGATGCTGATGGAGGGCGGCGCTAGGAAACCCGCCTGCGACTTTTGCAGAGAGTGTGTGAACAAACCGGAAACATTCACCGTGGTTGCCCATAGCGGGCGGCAAATGACGGTGACTTGGAATTTTTGCCCAGTGTGCGGTCGGAAGCTCGAGCGACTATAACAGCGACTTTGACCCAGCGACTATAGCGACTATAAAAACGCCCCGGAGGTCTTGCGACTTTCGGGGCGACTTTCTGCGACTATGAAACGGGAATTTTCGGCTGCGACTTTGCGACTATGGCTCACGAGCTGGGAGCCTTGCGAGGATTTTCAACTCTGGCGCAAAAACATGGCGGGAAATCTGATCGGGACCGGGGCGGCTTATAGGGCGGCGCTCCTGCACCGTTGCAGATGGCAGAACACCGGGGGGGCGCAGAAAGCGACAGGCCGGGAAAAAGCTTCGGGGTTGCCCTGGCATATCCGGCACGGGAAACGGGGCAAGGGCGGGCGCTGAACGCTTTACACGCGGCATAAAATACCGCACGGCGTTGTGTTGCGTCCATACGCGCCCATTTTAAGGCGGGAACGATGCTCAACGTTAATTTATATTACAAGAATAAAAACCGCTTAAAAAGCCGCTGAGCGCCTTACAGGGCATAGCAAGAGAAAAGCCCCGCCACGTTGGCAGGGCAAAGAGAACGCCGCGCCAGATCTGGACGCGGACAGAAAGAAAAGCCGCCCGGACAATGCCCGGACGGCTTGAATATTATTTGCTGATCTTCAGCAGCTCCGCCAGCACCAGCAGCGGGAAAAACAGAATTGCAAGCAGTGCCACGGCTACACCCCCTTAAAACAAGATAAACAAATTGGAACAACGCCCGATAATGGCGTATAACTGCCCGGTTTCGGTATCTTCGACCAATCCGCCGTTAATTCCGTAAACCCCGGAGGAATAGCCCACTTTTTCAAGCCTGCGGAGCGTGTAAAGGTTCTCGGCGGGCTTGTTGGTGTAGTCCTCAGCCACTCCGAGCCGCACAAGCTCCCGGAGCGCTTTCAACGTGTATTTTCTCATTTGGGCTGCACCTCCGCCCGGTATGCATTGACAACACGGCTTGCGGCCTGATACAAGGCTCTTGCTTGCACGTCTAGCCATTCTTCCCGGCTGTTTGGTCTGCGCTCACCGTTGCGGGTTTTCTTGAGTTCGGACGGGCAGCAAAGACGTCCCGCAATGTCGCCGTCATAGATCAGGGCGGAACCGCCCCAGCTGTATTGCTCCCAGTCCTGCGCCCCGTTCAACATCCACTCCCGGCACTCTTTCTCAGATTCAGGGTTCCGGCCTTCATATTCCGCCCGTTCTTTCAGTTCTTCTACCAGCTCCAGGGCGTAGGCATTGACGCCCTTATCCCATGCGCTGCGATCCTTCCGGGCTTCCAGCTCGGCGGTGATTTTATCATAGATTGCCATTTTTATTTCCTCCTTGTAATTCTGCGGAGGCCGTGCTATAATAGCGGTGCCTCCTTGTGTGGTGCGCTCCCGGTTTGCTTGCTACGGCTTCGGGGGCGCTTTTTGTTTACGGTGATACTATATCACGATTTACCGTAATTGTCAATAGGCAATTCAAGATTTATCGTAATTTTTACCGTATTTTTCAGTTCAGGGGTTGGGCTGTCCGGCACTGTTCAGCGGTTCCGGCTGCTGCCGGATAGCACCGGGGGCGGGGGATATGCGCCCGGGCATTTCCGCGCGGT